CAGATATCGGAGACTGCTACCTAGGTGTAGTTGTACCGCAACACCCTGTAACCAACCAAAGTCTGCTGTACGTCCAGGTAAAAGCACACTGTTAAAGGTTGAGTTTATTCCCATAATTGTTCTAAATAAGTATTCTAGGTCATACATGGTTCCTTTTCTATAAATTTCTGCTAACTCATCATTTTCAGTTCTACCTGCTGGTTTTTCCCAAGTTGGATAAGGACTTTTTAATCCTGGAATTAATCCATTAGAATCTAAATAATTCATATCTAAAGTTCTATTTAATAGTAAAGAAAAAGATATACGGCTATTTTGTAGAGCCTGAGTAAAAGCATTTCCACCAGCATCAAGACCTGCTCTTACACCTTCCCAGTTCATTCCCTCTGCAACTCCCCATCCCATAGAAACTTCTGTAGGATTATATAAAAATTTAAATCCATAAAGATTTGGATCATAAGAATTACCAGAAGAAGCAACGTTGTTTGCATAATTAGAAGCAGTTGCTCTGTCCATTTGAATAACACCTTTAGCCCCAAAATTATTAGACCAAGCATCTTCTCCTTGACCAAAATTTCCAGGAGCATTTGCTACACCTGCAGTTTGTTCTTGAGGACCAAGTGAATTAAAATAAGCATATTTAACCATCGGAGCATTGTAGTAATAACCTCCTTTTGGAGGTGGCGGCCCATCATTCCCATTTAAATTTGCAGCACTTGCTGCTGCTTTAATTGTTGCTGCATTTAATTTTGCATCACTAATTATTTTGGCTGCTTGTTTTTTAGCCTGTGCTATTTGTTGAGAAATTTTTTGTTGAGTTGACACCTTTAACGCAGCAGCAGCGGCTTGTTCTTTTGCTAATGCTGAACTTTTTGCATTGTTTGTTACTACTAAAGACGGAAGTCCAAAAAATACAGATCCTGGTCTTGAATATTTTCCTGGGCCACTATTTTCAGACATTACTTACTCCCCATTGCAGATAGGTCTTTATCTTGCATTAATAACTCTTTAATTCTTTTAGCAAATGCAGTTGCTTCAGCCTCAGAGGCTTTGGCAATTGTAAGATTAATATTTACAGTTTTTGATCCACCACTTATACTTGCTCCAGAAGTATCTCTTGCGCCTTGAAAAGTTCCCCAAGGAGATGCTGCAACAGCGGCTAAAACAGCAGATGAACTCTTTCCTTCTTTTAATGCTGATAGAACTTGACCGTAGTTACCATTTTGAAGTGTCTTAACTGTTGCATCTAATCCTTGATCTTTTGAAAGGTAAGATTGAACCCCAACAGAGTTCATTGAAGTAGAACCAGGGGCTACTTGAGTGGTATTTAATGGATTATAATTAGCAGAATTTTTTCCAAGACCAGTGGCTTTACCGCCACCGCCGCCTTCAAACTTCATCCAAGTTGTAAGTGCTGCAAGATTTTCTGCTGTTACTGGCGCACCAACTCGTTTAAGGATATCAGTTGCAAATTGTTTTTCATTAGCATTACCTTCTATAGGAGATGGCAATTTATTTTGATCTATAACTTTATTTCCAACTTTTACAGGATTTACTACACCCATAGTTGCACCTGCAATAGCACCTGCTACTGCACCTCCAGGTCCCATAGCAGCAAATCCAGTTGCAGCACCTTCACCTATATCAAATGCTTGATTACCAACTTTACGAACTGTATCTGAAACTGGTAATTTATTTAAAAGATTTTGCGCCATTTCAAGCCCAGAGTAAGTTAAACCAGCAAGACCTGCCTTTTTTGCAACTGCTGCAGCCCCCGCTTTAGCGGTTGCAGTTACCGCTGCACCCCCACTCTTACCTACTATCCCTAATTTTTGAAGTCCTTTATAACCCAAAACAGTTAGGCCTACGGTTTTTGCAGTGTTTATTAATTCATTTCCTGCATTACCTGCAGATGTTCCAGAAATACCATCAAGAAAACCCTTAAGTTGAAGAAGAGCAGGTGGAGTTTTTTCTAATGCCGCATTAAAAACAACAAGAGCATCAGTTGCGGTTTTGAAACCTGCAAGCATGTCATTTGTTACCGTATCTGCAAGTTTTGCATTTGATGATTGTTGTCTGTAATAATCTGCTGCTGGATTATTTGCACCAGTCTCTTTTAATAAACTTGGTTTTTCTCCTTGACTAATTTGAGAAAGCATAGGACGCATTAATTCTTGAGTTGCTTGACTAAACCCAAGATCATTCATAACTCTATTTAATGAACCCTCACGTAAAGAAAATTCTTGTTGTGCTGTTGTTAATTTTTTAGTTCCATATACTTTACGATAAATCTGTGTTGCAATATCATCCATTGTTCTGGCTTTACCAGTTTTTACATCAAGAGTACTAATTCCATATTGATAAAGATTTGCACTCATATCACCAGTATGCAATCCACCAATAGCCATTGCCGCAGTTGCATTTGGCATGTTGTAACCAAGTGCTGCACCTTTTACCTCTCGCATTGATTGCAAGAAGTTTGCACCACCACTTAGTCCATATCCAAGACTAAGAACATTTGCTGCTGCAACATCTTCACCAGGACCTGTAATACCTCCGTTAATAGCACTAAATGATGCAGCAGTTAAAGCACCTCTAGTCATTCCTGGCATACGTCGTGTTGCATTGTAAAAACCAGCAGCACGAGGCATTACAGTTGACATATCTGGAAGACCAGCAAATGCAGCAGATGCAACGCCTAATCCAATTTGTGTGCCAACTGTTCCTGATAATCCTATTTTAGAAACTAACCACGGCATCTGCCCGCCGTTGCCAGAACCACCCGTACCATTACTAAACTGAGCATTAGATACGCCTAGTCCCATGTTGGTGCCCTGTCCAACACCAGAAGATAAAATATTTTTAACGCCTGAAAGAGTTCCGCCAACTAATCCCTTTACACGTCTTAAAGATTGTTCAAGTTGGTCCATCTCTTTATTGATGGATTTAAGTCCTTTTGTGGCACCCGAAAGGTCTTTTAATGGATCGTTACTCGCCATTTAAATTCCTTCCTACTCTTATTTTGGCAACTTCTAACCAATTTAATCTTTCTCTTTTAGACATACTTTTTATGTCTTCTAGAGACCAACCTTTATACGTCTGTGTTAATGCCGACCATTCATAAAATAGTTGACCATAACTTGTATTACTAGAATTGAAATAAGGATCCTAAATTAATAGGAACCAGTACCTCACTTCCTGTTTCTGGGTCTGTAACAACTACGTCTTCAAATTGAGGACCAGGTGCTCTTTTATTAATTGCTTCAATAATTGTTCTGCGGTCAATAACACTCAATGCTTGAACTTGAGCAGCACTATACACTGGAGCAGAATCAATTTGAGTAACTGTTCCTTCTAATACGATAGTGCTTAATTCTGCAGATGTTTTGTCCATGTTATCAATCATTTTCTTTTGAACAATTCCATCTGGAAGACGAACAGTAAATTGACTCTTTTTACCTTTAACAGTAAACATACGATCATTTAATGGATCAGTAAGAATTTTGTTTTTAATATCGGCAGTTATATCAACCTCTACTAATTTTTCTTCATTGTCTACAAACACTGGAATTTTAACTTTGTTACCAAACGTAACTCTTAAAATCCCAAGCAAGAGAGCATCTCGATCTCCAATTAATAATTGATCAAGCATCTTTTCATCTGCTTTTTCATCACCAATTTTCACTGTTCCACGTTGCAAAATAATCATTAAGGCTTTTCCAATATTAGTTGTTTTTGCAATAGCCTCTTCATCTCTACCTGTAAGTTCACGAACTTCAGCAGTTCTGATAATCTCCCCAGTGGCTGTAATAAAGCCACCAGGAAGATCAACAGTTGTATCCGAAGGTGAATTGATTTCAGGCAGTACTTCCTTTGGCGTTTCATTTAGCGCCTTGTTTAACATATCGTTTGCCAATGCGGGATTAACCGCTGCATTAATTGTGTTCGTCATTGTTATCCTTTTGTTAGATTATGCTGGGAATGCTGCTGCTGAAGTTGTTAGATTTGCTGCCCAGTTAACATCAAAGCCCTCATGGACTAGAGTCATCTGTTCAACAAATAGAGCGTTATCACCAGCGTTTAGGTCTGAGTATGCCACAGCAGTTGGCCAGCAGTTATACACGTTAAAACGCATTGCTACATGGTCTGTTTGTGCCGCAGTTGTATCGGCTGGATTAGCGCCTGGAATTGGGTGTGATAATACTGCAATTTCTAAATCGCAACGGAAATTTTGAGTTGCAGTACGAGTTCCTCCACCTTGAACAGTTGCAAACATATTTCGCATCCAGTCATAGTTTTGGGTTGTATTTAGGATGACACCACGTTGTAATGTAATTGGAGCAAATGTGGTTTGTCCTGGAATTTGGTGAACGGTAGTGTTGTATCCACCTTCACGGTAAGGAATGGAGTCTGTCGTAACAGCCATACCTGATACAGATGTAAAACCAAGAGTCGCTGTTTGAAGAGCGGTTGTGGCTGTACTTGCTGTTGGTAATGCTTTAAACGTAACTAAAAACCGAAAGTTACGTAATGGATCGGTAATTAATGATGACCGATTATTAATGATTGTAGGCATTTATTTATTTCTCCTTCGGATTAGTTCAGCGTCTTTTGGCTGAGATCGATGACGATGAACTCTGCTGGATATTGAAGAGCCACACCAACTTGAATGTGTACTTCACCATTTGCAATTGTTTGTGCACTGTTATTTTCAGCATCACACTTTACAAAGTAAGCCTGTGCAGCAGTTGCTCCACGAAGTCCACCTTGGTTTCGGTATTCATTTAAAAATGAACCAATAGTTGTGTTAATACGTGACCATAAACGTTCATCATTGTTTTCAAAAATAGCAAACTCTGTAAGGTTCTTTAAATTCTTGCGAATGTAAATTAAAGAACGACGCATGTTTACATATTTATTTGCAGTTCCATCTTGCTTTAATGTACGTGCACCCATTACTGAAAGTCCAGCACCAGGAATTTGGCGGATTGGATTTACAGGAGAAGTACTTGCATTCATAGAATCTAATTCTGCAGAAGTAAATGTTTTTTCTACAGCAACAATTCCTAACACTGGACTTGCAATACCAGCAGGGGCTTTAAACACACCACGGCTAGCATCAGTAGATAGATATAAACCAACTACAGCACCTGCTGGCTCTATCTTACGAAGAGCGCCCGTGCCACGTCCCAGTGGATCTGATACATATACGTTGGGATAGTAAACAGCAGCATTGCTTGTATCCGCAAGGCTTCCAGCAAATGAAATTGCATTTGCTACTGTTAAATCAGGATCAGTTCCTAGAACTACAAATCCATTATTGTTTTCTGCCCAAGATGTTGCAGAATCAAATACTGCAATTGGAGTTGTTGAGGCTAATGCATTGACATTTGGAAGAAATAGTACTAATGGACGATCAAGAGATGTAAATCGTTCAAATACTGAAGAACCACTAGCCTTGTAACTAGTATAGTCAGTAGATACTGTTGCTGTTCCATTTGATCCGCTTGTTAACGGATATGTAGCACTTGTAATGTTTTGACCAGCATATCCAGCAAGAACAGCAACTGAAATATTTGGAGAAACGGTATTAATTACTGTTGGAGCATAATCACTAGATGTAGCATCAGCAAAAACAACATTTGAATATTGTTCAAGAAGAATGTCATCAGTAACATCATTTGCTACACCAGACTCTTTATAAAGAGTAAGAGTATAGGTACTTGCAACTTCACCAGCAGTAACTACAACTCTAAGATTGTTTCCATCTGTTCCAGCATTTTTAGATGTAACAGTTACTCTTGCGGTGCTACCTGAATCTACTAAATTTGTAGATGCAGCAACAGCATTAGCCGCAAGTAAACGTTGAACATAAAGTTCACGTCCACCATTAGCAAAGAATGAGCCAACTTGGAAGGTGGCTGGATATGAGGCGTTGTAACCTCCAAAGTATTTGGTAAATTCATACCAAGATGAAACAAGCGTTACTGTTTCTGGGCCTTGTGCAAAAGGTGCAACAACTGCGCCAGCAGCATCTGCAGTAACTCCATTAGGAATTACTGGTGGTAATAGGCGC